TTCGTTTCGGTCTGGTCTATCAATGAATTCATGGTCATTGAGCCATGTTCTGATGATTCCCATTTATCTTACCCTGCGAAGAGGAAACTCTTGAAACTTCTCGGGTGGTGGGGGCAGCATCTTCTCTGAAGGTGGAGTCCATCCATGCTTTCTCCAGATTGCCTGAACGTCTGATCCTGAAGACCATTTAAAGTCTTTGTTTGCCACTGAAGGGTAACTGATCTTTGAATAAGGTGGTTTTTCTATCATTTAATTACTTTCATAACACGTTGAGAGCGTCCCGTACTGGATTTGCGTCTTTCACCAGTATCCTCAATAAACCCCTTGCGAATTAGTGGCGCATATCGTGGGCTTATTGTTTGTATGCCATGACTCGGAAAATGTGTCATTACGTCATCTGCAATGCATCCATTTGGGTACTTTGCAATGACCTCATACACCATTTGCTCTAACTTGGTTGAATCAACCTTTTCAGCAGCATCTTTGCTTGTATCTGGGTCTTCTTTGCGTACCATCTTAAACGCTTCAGTACCAAAGAATCTACCGACTGTCTCATTCATGTTATCAAAAAATGTACTCATTATTAACTCCTGTTGGTTGGGGCTACGACTGCTCGTCTACAAGCTTTCAAAAAGTATAAAACAGCTTTCACCCCGTGGTTATGTTAACTCAAAAGGGCAAATCCGACTCATCAAAACTTGCCTTTTTAGGGGCTTGTTTAGGCTGATATTCTTCTTTAGGAGATACTGCTAACCCCATGAATTTGCCTGACTTTCCCTCTTTAATCCATGCAGATAGCCAGTAATCCTGACCGCCCACAGTAATATTTCCTTTGTAATCAGGGTGTTTCTCTGACTCTTTTTTGTCGTTCTTGAACAAAACGCCTGAGTTATCCTTCTTTTCCATCACATTTCCTTTGCTTTCTTTGCATATTCATTATGCGTATGAAGTTTAACTGCAGCATCACAATATGCTTTGTGTGCATCTTCTGCTTTAGAAAAATAACCTAAATGCTTTACTTTTCCACAAGCAGTTATTTGAGCTGCGAACCTATTTCCTTTTTTAACAACACCTTTATACCCAGTAGTATTGTTTATATAAAATTTTTTGTTTTGTGAGTTTTCTGAAAACTTACAATCCCTTAAATTTTCTATTCTGTTGTCATCTCTTATTCTGTTGATATGGTCTATTGTGTATGTTGGTAATTCTCCGTATATATAAAGCCATGCAAGTCTATGAACTTTAAATGGCTTTCTGTTAATTGATGTTCTCAAATATCCGTCAGTACCCATTGTGTTCAAAATTTGCCCAGCTTTTGCATTGTTTGCTACAGTAACTTTTCTTGTAAAAATTCCTGTATTGCTGTCGTAATCAAATAATGACTTAACAAGTTCCTGCGTAATCATTTATAGCTCCTTCGCCTTTTTCAAAGCTGAACGCACTTTACTGGGAAGCAGAGTCCACAATGCTATTTTTTGTTCGCTATCTAAGTTCTCTCCTTCCAACTTATCCCAAGCTGCCTTGGGGTCACCTTGCTCACACATGGCAATCAATTCCATTGCCATCTCTTGCAAGTACTGTAATTCCTCTGGAGGAATATTATCTTGTGCGCCTTGAGTAGGTGTAATCACTACTGATCTGCCCTCTTCAGGCAAGTCTTCACCCGCAAAAATGTATAGCCCGAGTCCATGTAGTGCCAGGGCTTTGGTCATACAACGCATGATGGCTGTGTTTACCGCAAAAGCATCGGGAGTAGGGATGGCCTTGTTTCTGTAGTCCATCACGGGTAATTGACAAGTCATTGGTTTGCCAAACATGGTAGCGGTAACGAACACCATTGCCGTACCATTTATGTCCATGAAACACTTGTCGCCAAACATCTCTACTTTGTAGGTAGCGGTAGGATCAGCCTTGAGAGCTTCTGCCCATGCCCAAGCCCATGACAGGTAGGTCAGGTTGTTTTTCTTCTCTGTATGAGAATTGACATCTTTTTTAAGTAACGCTTCTATTGACATATTAACTCCTTTGATTTTCGTTTAACTCTTGTTGAATAATCTCTTTTTGTTGTTCAGGAAATAAATCCTTGAACTCGATAAAGTCTGCTTCTTGGCAGCAAACTATTTTATCCCCTTTGATTGTCAGGCAATAGGGGCAGTAGTGTATGTCTGAGAACTCTGACACATAGGTTTGGAATAGTGTTTTCAATGGAAACTTTCATAAGCCATTGTCCACAGAACATCACCCGCCAGATCGGTAAGTTTGTTCAACTCATCTTCTGTCAATGGTGTTCCATCTTCATAGCATCCACTTGAGAAGTAGGCATCAGAGAAGTCTGGAAAGTCTCTGCTATCTACTCCATCTACTTCTAGGTCTACAACCTTTTTTCCATTAAGAATCGGCATATTTACTCCTGTTAAGCGTGGGTTACTGTTTGCCCACACCGATAATGTGCCACACCTTTTTATCTTTTTATACTAGGATAAACCCTAATAGACAAGCATAAAAACAACAGTAGTATTCTGAGTATGAAAACTGAAATACTTGAAAAAAGATGCGCTGAAGCCTTGCTTGGGTACTCTCAAACAATGGCAGATGCTTATACAACCGAACCAGAGGACTTTGATGCGGCTGTAACAGCTTTGCTTGCCAGAACGCTAGAACTCCATCTAAACCGAACAATCAACCTGGAGAACCTTTACAAATGACCCAAGAAGCAGTAATCAGAGCATTACAAAACGGCCCACTTACTTCCTACCAAATAGAGGATTTAACAGGCATACCAAGACTATCTATTGCAGCTTGTTGCACAAAAATGAGCTACAAGAAGAAGCTAAAAATTGGAAAAATTAAGATGGGTCGGTCTTGGGTTTCTCAGTACACATTAGCTCCACACATGATTGAGGCTGAAAAGGTAGAAGAGCCTCGTGATCTGCTAAACCCGTTTGACATCAGAAACGCTAAAGGCATCTTCACTAAGGCTGAATATGCTTCTATGAACTCCCAAGCTGTCAGATTGTTTGGCAGACAACCAACAAACGAAATTACCAACAATCAATTTATTTGATACAATGTTTTGAAACACGGCTAGGTACGAAGTCATGAGCGTACCGAAAAGAGAAGTCTCCCCTCCTGCCGCAGTTTCTTTTAGGGAGAATTGGAACAAGAGACTGCTATGCACTACTATTCATTTCATGTGAGTGACTACATTCACGATACAGCGCATTTATCTTTGTACGAAGATTTAGCGTTTAGGCGTTTACTAGACTTGTACTACACAAGCGAAAAGCCTATCCCAAATAAAACCCATGAGGTTTCCAGACGGATAAGGATGGCAAATCAAATCAATGCCGTTCAAACAGTTCTGGAGGAATTCTTTATGTATGACATAGAGAATGATTGTTGGTTTCACAAAAGATGTGATGAAACTATTTTGGCTTATCAGGCAAAAGCAGAGCGTAATAGGGAGGTTGGAAAGCTTGGTGGTAGACCTAAAGCAAACCCAAACGCTATCCCACAAGAAACCCAAGTGGTTTCCAAAGATAACCCTAACCAAGAACCAATAACCATTAACCATAAACCAATTAAAGAGAACAAGAAAGGCTCACGCCTATCTCAAGATTGGTTTCTCAGTAAATCAATGGGAGATTGGGCTACTCAGGAAAGACCAGACCTAGATGTTCGTCAGGTTGCTGAACAGTTTAAAGATTACTGGATTGCCCAAGCAGGTCAAAAGGGTGTCAAGTTGGATTGGGATGCAACATGGCGTAATTGGGTACGCAACACCAAAGCTGTTAAGCCAAATCCCTATGACGTTGGGAAGACCACAGTTCCTTCAAAGAATGAGCCTAACCTTGCTTTGATAAAGATTGAAGAAGACGCAAAAAAGGCAGCACCTATTCCGCTAGAAGTCTTGGCTAAGATGGCTCAAATCAGGGGCAGAGCATGAGAGTGTTGCCAATAAACAACTTTGAAGTTGAACCTTGGTTGCTTGAAAAACACTATGCCAAGCGTATGCCACAAATAATGTTTTCTTTTGGGCTATACAAGGATGATATTCTTGTTGGCGTAATCACTTATGGCATCCCTGCCTCGCCATCACTTTGCATGGGAATCTGTGGCAAAGAATACTCAGATAAGGTTTTAGAGTTAAATCGAGTCTGTCTGTTGGACAACCACAAAAACGAAGCATCATTCCTTGTTGCGAACTCAATCAAGTTATTGCCAAAACCAATGATTGTTGTTTCTTATGCTGATACCAGTAAGGGTCATGTTGGCTACGTTTATCAAGCCACCAATTTCCTTTACACAGGACTTTCAGCAAATAGAGTTGATTGGACCATCAAAGGGCAAGAACATAAGCATTCAAAAACCATTAGTGATGGTATGACACTTGAGGGAATAAAAGAGCTTCATGGTGATGATTTTTATTACACAGAGCGTTCAAGAAAACATAGATATATTATCTTTCATGGTTCAAAAACTGATAAAAAAGTTTTACGTTCTAAATTGAAATACGAAGTTATGCCATATCCAAAAGGTGACTCTGAAAGATATGACTCTGGAACAACTGTAAAAACACAACAACTTTTATTCGTATGAACTACTTTGAAGCCATGAGACTGCTAGACAGAGTTAAGGAAGGCGTACCTTATCCCGTACGTTTAATCAATCAAGCATTGGAGCTAACTGGTGATCTGGAGCAGACGTAATATTCAAGGCCCAAGCGATAGAGTAATCCTCGAACAGTCTGAAGCTAGAGAACTCTATCGGAATTGGGAAGGCAGTAAAAATCGTGACCTTATCAGGGCGAGACTTGAGAGAGCCGAAAGAATTTATGGTACTGGTGCTAGAGACAGAATCCGAGCTTTTATGAAACAAATGCAAGATGGGACACTACTATGAGCTTCATGGTCAATTTCAAAGTAGACGCTAACCCTGTTGGCAAACAAAGGGCTAGATACGTCAAGAGGGGAAACTTTGTGCAAACTTACACCCCTGACAAAACAAGAAACTACGAGGCTTTACTCAAGGATGCCGCAATCGAGGCAATGGGAAGTTCCGAACCCTTGGAAACCCCTGTGAGCCTATATCTTTACATTCGAGTACCAATCCCTAAGTCATGCACTAAAAAGCGTCTAGAAGCCATTGATAACGGGTCAGAGAAGCCAACAAAGAAGCCTGACGCAAGCAATATCCTAAAAAGCGTAGAAGATGGTATGAACGGGGTTGTTTACCATGACGACTCGCAGATCATAAACATCCATGTAACTAAGGTTTATTCAAGTCTGCCAGGCGTTGATATTTGCGTAAAAGAATGCTTGGACTAAGGGTAAGTCCCAATAGAAAAAGAAACAAACAAGAGTAAATTAAAGGTTTTAACAAGGGTGAATATTATGAATACATGGGAATTTGACACAACAATCGGACAAGGTAGTGAAGTAGTGACAGTTGTCTATGAATACGAAATAGACGAGGACAAATCCACCTATAACGAATCAGTTAAGGAAGTTTGGTTTGAAGGGCGTGATATTGTGGGATGTATGTCACAAGAGGCTTGTGCTGAATTGGAAATGGAAGCTGCAATGCGTTTTCAGCACCATAAACTGAACTACAAAATGGAGGATGTATGACTATAGAAGGCATTATCCGCATGGCAAAACAGGCAGGGTTTGCTGATGAAGAAATTGATACTTGTCAACAGATATTGATTCACTTTGCCAAACTGGTAGCAGAGCATGAACGCAATGAAATAATCGAAATTTTGGATGCTTCAACTGGCTATGTTCACATGGATGCGATCAGGGAAAGAACATGAGCGATAACCCACACAAGGCGGTGCAATTCCTGATTGACACTGCACCCCTTTATTCCAAGGCCAAGGCTACTCGGATGTTTCTAGAGGAATTCAGAAAAAGCCGCAAAGCCCAGCTCATGTCACAAGCGGGAACTGAGGTTTTAGGAAAGCAGGAAACCTATGCCTATGCTCACCCTGACTACATCGAAATACTCGAAGGAATCAGGGAAGCTGTCGAATTAGAAGAGCGTTATCGCTGGCTTATGACGGCTGCACAAACCCGCATCGAGGTATTTAGAACCGAGCAATACAGTGCCAGGCATGAAATAAAAAACACCCAATAATGCAATCAAAGAACAAACCTAAACCGAGCGCAGGGGAAAGGCTGCACATAGCCAAAATTAAACTCATGTCATGCATTATTTGCGACTCACCACCACCGAGCGAATGCCATGAAATAAACCAGGGCCAATGGTTTACATCAATGCCACTATGCGCAGATTGTCATCGGGGAAGCTTAAACGGGATACATGGGCAGCGCAGATTGTGGAACGTCTACAAAATGGACGAATTGTCAGCATTAAATGAAACCATCCGCAGAATATGCGAAGAGATGCCCCTAAAAAGCATTAAAACCCCGTTCTAGGCGTTTTTTATCATCGGTGCATAGTAGGGTAGCACAAACCAAAAAAAAGCCCGTAAAGGCTTAGATTTTAGGCAACAAAAAACCCGCTGATTAGGCGGGTTCTAGGTTTATCGTTTACCTGAGAGTATTCGCAGAATTAGGGCTGCAATGGCATATATCATTCAAACCCCACAAATTCTAAAGCTTCAATTTTGCAAGCTTCAACCTGATCAACCGATAACCCAAAGGCTATTTTTTCGGCTAACTGTGAAGCTTGATCGGCTTTTTTATCGTTTGGCGCTGTTAAGGCTAAGATTAAACACTGGGTTAATGCATCAATTTGTGTCATTTTTAGCCCCTTAAATTTGCTTTAACTTGATAACCCGAGCCATTTTCAGCCCATGCGCAGGGTATGCAATCAATGGCACATCTTTAGCCCAGCAAGCTCTGCAGCCGTTACAGTTACCCCCATGCAAATAAGCTTCGCATAATTTAACCCCATCTCGAGCCTGGAAGGTTGAAACGTCTGGCCCGATAACCGAACCATGCAAACCCTCGATATATTCCCCTTGAATTGAATCACTGGAAAACCTAACCTTAACATTAGGCAGAGCTTCCATTTGTGCGAAAACATGGGAAAATTTAGGGAATTTGTGCATTCTGGTGGGCAGCCAATGGTTAACCCATGGGGTTTGAATCATTACTTCTAGAATTTTCTCAGCCAGCCCGAGAGTGTAAACGTCCCCAGAATCAAACCAGCGAAAATAGCGATCAGAATCAAGCTCTGCCACCATATCAGACACCCAATCTAAGCGCTGCCAATCTTCCCGATTAGACAATCTGGGCGCTTTCACATTGGGGTAATTGTAATTTCCCGTAGTGGCATAACAGCCCTTACATGCATCAACCAATTCACCTGGCGCAGCCCATGAGCCTGGGCATGTATCAAGGGCTTGCAAGCTCCATGATCTAGCATTTAATTTTGACGTTTGAGAGATTTTGATCATTATTGACACCTATTAAAAAAAGATTGATTTAAGATTCTAGAAGTATTTTCTTAAGAAAAGGGATTGCATAACCAGTCAAATTAGACAATTCTTTCAATGTCATATTGGGGTTATTGTCATATATCCGCTTGATTTCATCGTATGACAAACCATTGATCGAGCGCTTTAGAGTGTATGACATGTTATTCCCCTTCCACAAATAAACGCTCTTCAAATATCGCAGGGTATTCGGTGCGAACATATTCTGCAGCTTCTACCATCGCTAGATCGATATCGTCGCTAAGATCGAGCATGTATTCCCCTTGATCTAATAAGCGGATAGAACCATCGGTTAAAAGCTCAACAACAACAAAACCATCGCCATCGCAGCAATAAGAGCCAATAGTGGGGATTTCATCGTAATTTGAGCCAGGGTAAAAATCCCACCTATCAAACTCTTTTGAGACAAAAAATTCTGAGGGTTTGCTGGCTGGGTGGGTTGAACCCAAAACATAGCAGCGCCCATTTGTATGCTCTTCAACCCGTTCACCTGTTACGATGTTTACATACATATACAGGGTATTTGTAAAATGATGGGGTTTTTGAACCCAGGTAATTGTTTTCATGTTGACACCTATAAAAAGAAAATTATTTAACCAAAACATCGAAGTAATGCAAAGCCCCAATGCAAAGAATCAGGCCAATTGCAATTGCAGCTAGATAGTCTAAAAACCCGTTTTCCATGATCAAACCTTTCCATCTGTTTTTGTAGTCAATTTAAAGGCTATAGAAGCCCTCTCAGAGCGTGAAAACGATTGACGTAATGCCAGCCAGTCAGTCAGTCGCATTGTGTTCGCCACGAAGTCGCAAATTGTCAGTGTAGGTATGTTGCCCGTGCATTGTGCATAGTGCATCGTATAGCGCAGGCCATTGTCACGA